CAAGGACCAAGAGTATGTTAATCGGCTTCGTGAAGAGCTAGAGGTTATTGATAGCCGTGGCTTCTCAAAGTATTTCTTGACTATGCGAGCTATTGCAGACAAGGCGGTTCAGAAACAGTTGGTTGGTCCAGGTCGAGGCTCGGCGGCAGGTTCGCTTGTCTCGTATGTGCTGGATATTACACAAGTTGACCCAATTAAATATGGTCTACTGTTTTCTCGTTTCATGCGCTCGGACGCCACAGACTATCCTGATATCGATTACGATGTGGCTGAGCCAATGGAGTTGAAGGAGCAGTTGGCTGCTGAGTGGGGCGAGAACACAGTGGTTCCTATTTCCAACTGGAACACGCTTCAGCTTCGCTCTCTGATTAAGGATATCTCAAAGTTCTATAAGATTCCTTTTGTTGAGGTAAACTCTGTTACAAGCAAGATGTTGCATGAAGCTACGCCAAAGGCAAAGCGCAAGCACGGAATCACCGCTGGTGTCTACAGTCCGACCTTTGAAGAGGTGATGGAGTTCTCAGAGTCTCTTCAGTCTTTCTTGCGAAAATATCCGCACGTCAAGACACACGTAGAGGCTCTCTACGGTCAAGTTCGCTCTTGCTCTCGTCATGCAGGCGGGGTTGTAATTGCAGACAATCTCGATAAGCACATGCCTTTGATTACAAGCGGAGGTGTCAAGCAAGCGCCATGGTCAGAAGGTCAGAACGTTCGACACTTGGAGCCTATGGGTTTCATTAAGTTTGATATTCTTGGGCTTGCTTCGCTTCGCATGATGGACAATTGTATTCGCAACGTCTTGAGGCGTCATTTCGATAACGCTAATCCAACTTTTGAAGACGTGAGAAAGTTCTACAACGAGAATCTTCACCCTGACAAGATTGATTTTGACAATCAAGAAGTGTACGAGAACGTATTTCACAAAGGTCGATGGGCTGGCATCTTTCAGTTTACTGAAGCTGGTGCACAAAACTTCTGCGTCAATGCAAAGCCGAGAAGCATCATTGACATTTCAGCTATCACGTCTATCTTTCGACCTGGACCTTTGTCTGCAAAGGTAGATAGAAACTATGTGGAAGCTAAAGAGAACCCTGAAGCCGTTAGGTATCTGAACGACACTGCCAAGGAAGTTACCGAGGAGACCTATGGTTTTCTTATTTTCCAAGAGCAGATTGCTCTCCTTGCTCACAAGCTAGGTGGCTTGACGCTTGACGAGGGTAACTTGCTTCGAAAGGTGTTGACGAAGAAGGGCACAGGTAAGGGTGGTATTGTAGACCAGTTGCGTGATAAGTTTATTGCTGGCTGCTCCTCAAAGGGCATTACCATTCGTGACGCTGAGAAGCTTTGGGACAAGTTTGAGTTCTTCTCTGGTTATGGTTTTAACAAGTCTCATGCTGTGTCTTACTCTATGTTGTCTTTCCAGTGCGCTTGGCTGTTCCACTACTATCCAGTGGAGTGGATTGCTGCCTTCCTTGACAAGGAGCCAGAGTCTCGCAAGGAGCGAGCAATCAATGCTGCCAAGAAGATGGGCTTTGAGATTCAGAAAATTGATATTAATTTGTCTGACAGGGACTGGACGATTAGTGGCAATAAATTAATTCAGCCGTTTTCTTCAATCAAGGGGCTCGGTGATGCTGCGATTGACCAAATTCTAAACAATCGACCATTTAACGATATTGAGCACTTCCTCTTCAACGAAGACGTAGTTTATTCTAAGCTTAATAAGAAGGCTCTAGATGTGCTTGTCAGAAGTCAGGCGCTGAACTCTCTCATGGACGACAGGTTCTCTGGGTTGAAACACTTTTGGTCTGCTACCGCTGTTGACCGCCCGAAGACTAAGAAAAAGTTTCATGAGAACATTGCTTTGTATGAACCAGAAGGTGATTTTACTGTGGAAGAGGTTATTCAATATCAAGTTGACCTTACTGGCACGTTTCCGTTTGAGCTTGTACTTGATGAGAACGTTGTAAATAAACTTGATGAGATGGGGGTTCCACCACTTGGCGAGTTCGACCCAGACCTTGGAGCAGCATGGTTCATCCCAAGAGAGGTCATTGAAAAGAAGACAAAGAACGGCAAAGACTATTGGATTGTAAAAGTAATCGATTCAACTAGTTCCGTCGCTTCTATCAAGTGCTGGGGCGTTCAAAAGGGTTCGGATAATCTTTTTATTAACAGACCGTACATGGCTAAGTTAGACTATAGTGAGCAGTGGGGATTTAGCACTCGCAGCATTAGAAGAAACTTTCGAGTTCTATCATAATAAAGACAAAGGAGAAATAAATGATTATTGAATACTCACGAGTTAGACCAGACGTTCGACCACCAGAAAGAGCAAATCCTTCAGATGCGGGTTTGGATGTTTTTTATAACCCAACTGACCCTGCGATTGGCGGAGTTCGAGTAGACCCAGGAAAGTCTGTTGTACTGCAAACTGGTCTTAGATTCGGCGTGCCTCATGGTTATATGCTTGAGGTCAAGAATCGCTCTAGCGTTGCTGCAAAGCAAGGTTTGCTGGTTGGTGCGTGCGTGATTGACTCTGGATATGACGGAGAGGTTTTTGTAAATCTTCACAATGTTAGCTCTAAGCCACAGCACGTTGCAGTGAAAGATAAGATTGCTCAGGTGGTGTTGACCCCAGTGGTGCATTTCCGACCGCTAGAGACTAGCGGCGACCTTTACGACTGGTATCCAATTACAATTAGCAATCGTGGCGACGGAGCACTAGGTTCAACAGATGACAAAAATAAATAAAAGAAGTATCGCTCGAAAAAAGAAGAAGCGAGCAGAGAAAGAATTAAAAACAAAAATGAACATGTTCTCACGATTGCCAGATAATTGTGGGGCTTGCTTGAAAGACTTCGATAAGCAAGACAGGGAGATGGTTAACTCATGGACCGTTGTTGTTAAAGAAAAGGAAAAGCGAGTAAATTTATATTGTCCTGATTGCTGGGGCAAGGCACAATCAGCAGTACAACAATTTTACAAGGAACAAGAAAACAATGAGCAATAATAAAATTTACGAAGCACTGACCTACGACGATGTACTCCTCGTACCGCAGTATAGCAACATTGAAAGTCGTAGTCAGATTAGCTTGGTGACCGACATGGGTAACGGACTGGTTCTTGGCTTACCAATCATTGCTAGCCCAATGGATACGGTTTCAGGTGTCTCTATGTGCAATGCAATCGACTCAGCAGGAGGCGTCGGTATTATTCACAGGTACAACACGGTGGAACAGCAAACTCAGATTGCCAAGGATTCGATTGAGGCAGGCGTGAGGAATGTTGGTGCTGCTATTGGCGTGACTGGAGATTATATTGAGCGTTCGCAGTCTCTATACGATGCTGGTGTGCGGACGCTGTGTGTGGATGTTGCTCATGGTCACCACATTCTTGTTAAGAATGCTATTGGTCGCCTAAAGGAAATCTTTGGAGACAATATTCACTTGATGGCTGGTAACGTTGCAACACTTGAGGGCTTCGATGCCTTGGCATCTTGGGGTGCCAATTCGATTCGTTGCAATATTGGTGGTGGTTCCATTTGCACGACACGAGTTCAGACTGGTCACGGTGTACCTGGACTTCATACGTTATTTGAGTGTGCAGCTAGTGAATTCGCAGGAGACGTAAAAATTATTGCTGATGGTGGAATCAGGAACTCTGGCGATATCGTCAAGGCTCTTGCTGCTGGGGCAGATGCTGTTATGCTTGGGTCAATGTTATCTGGCACGAGTGAGTCCTGTGGACAGATTGTATATACCTACAACCCAGTCACTGGCGAGCGAGAGACGATGAAGGCATATAGAGGCATGGCTAGCGCAGAGGCTCAAAATGACTGGAGGGGTCGAACTTCAAGCTTAGAAGGTGTGGCAACTCAGGTGCCATTCAAGGGCGACGTTGGTCCCATCCTTGATAAGCTTGAGGGAGGTATCCGCTCGGGTCTCTCTTACAGTGGCGCAACTACTGTTGCAGAGTTGCACTCCAAGGCAAAATTCATTAGGCAAACTAATGCAGGGAGGGTTGAGTCAGGGGCGCACGTTCTGACCAACAGAAATTAATATGCCGTATGGAGAAAATAAAAAGAAAATAGTTTTCTATGATACTGATGCCAGACATGCTGACTTAAAAATAAGGCTGCACTATCACGGCATGACGCAATCTTCATTCTTTAGAGCGGTTGTGTCAGCGATGGTCGAGGAAGATGAAGCATTTAAAAAGTTTCTAGAAGAATATAAGGCAAAAAAGAAGATACAAAAAAAGACTCATTTGAAAACTATCAAGAAAGAAGAGCAAGCCGCAGAAGAAAATAAAAAAAACTTCTTGCAAAAAGATGAGTTGAGTGATATATTCGATTTAATTGAAATGGAGCACCCAGACCTATGAGTGAGAAACAAAAGCCAAGAGTAGAAGACCTGAGAGCCTGTAGTCAAACCTGTTTAAAGCTGGGAGTATCCTGCCCGACCGAGAACTCGGATTGTCGCTATTGGATTGATTACGAGGAAGATTCTAATTGCACGTTTATTGCAATTCACAATAACGGCGGCAACGCAATGAGCCTCCGTGAGGTGTCGGACAGACTGGGTGTCAGTCATGTTTGGGTTTCTCAGCTAGAAAAGAAGATGGTGATGAAGTTGCGAAAGCAATTTAAGGATTATGCGCCGTAACGATAATTTGAGGTGCCTTTTGCTTTGTAGGCACTATTTATAAAGTGTAACAACAGACCAGCCCTCTTCAATCGTTGGCTGACAAGTAATACAAAATCTTTTAAGGAGAAATAAAAAAAATGAGTAAAAAGAAGTTGCTTGAAGAAGCGCAGATTCGAAGAATGTTTCAATTGGCTGGCATCCCTGCCATCGGCGAAGGATTCATCGGCGGCAAATATGCCAACCTTGTTGAGGAAG